GCCGGGAAGGCCGCCTTTGCGGAAGTTTCTGACATAACGAAAAGACTCAAGGAAGTTCAGGCCGTACAGAAAGAGGGATGGGTAAAAGGTAGCGCATATAATACGCTGTCGAAAGAAGAACTTAAGGCAACCGCCGATGAACTTGAAAGACAGCTAACGGTATCAAAACAGAATCTTGAACAACTCAAGCAACAGTATCTACAGAAAAAGAAAAACCTCACACAAGAGGAAGAAGTCAAAAAGGCCGCTCTTTTAACAGCAGAGCAAGAAGCTAAAAACAAAGACCTCGCAGAATATATAGCCGCCGCAACCGCCGCTCGCGACAAAGCCATAGAATCAATCAAGCTCAAGGCTCAGGCTGACGGCGTTGAAGTTGACGAAATGGAAATACTTAACGCGCACGTAGCCGCGTATGTAGGGCTTATCACTGAATCTGGTGGAAGGATAACCGCAAATAACTCGCTCGCTAAAGAATGGCTTGGGACAATCCGCGATCAATCTGAGGCTCTTGCAGAACATAATGCGGAATTGTTGAAAGCCGCCGACCTTGAAGATGCACTTAATGACGCGATGGAAGCCATCAACTTTGACGACCGTGACGAGTCAGTCAAGATGAAAGAACAGCTTGGCAACCTCGACACGCTCTATAATGAGGTTATGAATAATGAAACCTTGCTTGCAGACGCGAAGGTATCTCTTTGGATGGAGTATGCTGACAAGCGAGAGCTACTTGAAAAGCAGATAACCAAAACAGAGGAAGAAGAAGAAAAAGCACGAATACAGGCATCCCGTGAAAAGACCATTGAACTTCTCGAGATAGCGAATAACTTCGCTACCGAATATCAAAACCTCATGACAAACATTGCCACTCTTGCGTATCAGATGATCGAGGACGACGCGAAGATCAAGACCGACAAGCTCGACCAGCAGTATGAAGATGGCGAGATCAGTCTCGAAGAATACGAAGACAAGAAAACAGAGATAGAAAAGAAGGCCGCGAAAGATCGGTATAAAGTACAGATGTGGGAATGGACGGCGCAAATAGCCACCGCCATATCAAACACTGCTCTTGGTGTAACGAAGGCTATCGCGCAGGGCGGCATTATGGGCCTTGTAACAGGGGCAATTGTTGGCGCGGCCGGAGCAGTCCAACTTGCTACTATCTTAGGAAGCAAGCCGATACCTCCGTCGTTCTCAACTGGAGGAATTGTAGGCGGGACATCATATACGGGCGACAGAGTCCCCGCGATGCTCAACAGCGCGGAGATGGTCCTTAACGCCGGACAACAGCGCAATTTATTTGACGCAATAAACCGCGGGACTATTGGCGACATGAAGGTGCAGGTGTATAATCAGGCCGCGAATGACGTGAGGGTATCGACGCAACAGACCGAGCGAGGCGTCCAGGTGTTTATTAGAAAGACCATTGCAAATGACATGGCGAGCGGTAAACTCAACGAGTCTTTCTCCGCGATGGAGAATAATCGAAAAGGAGTACGGTATGTATAGGTGGAATTTATGGCGGTAGCATGGCCTGCTGGGGTTAACCAAGACGCCTACGGAATGGACACGGCCCCGATAGATAATACAGAACGCATTGAGTTTGAATCAGGGAAAGCCAGGACGTATCTCAAGAATACCGCCGTTAAAAAGATTCATTCCTTTATGCTGTCGCTTAACGACGAAGGGCCAGGATCAGAGTACAAGACTTTTGTTGCATGGTGGGATACCGTACTATTAGGATCGGCGATGTCTTTCTACTTCCCTGATCTAGTTACGCATACTGGGACTAAAGAGTACCGCATGGTAAGCATGTATTCTGCAACCGGTCAGCGACTTAAAGAAGTGTCCCTTTCCGTGGAGGAGATGTGAACGTAAACTTTGCGAAACTTTGCAGGCGGACGGGCGGATATAAACTTGCGTGGCTTATTACGATATCAGACCCCGATGATACAACAATCGTAAGAGTTGTAAACAATAATGCAGACATAGCGTTCGGCGGCAACACGTATTTGGCCTCGACCTTTAACTATTCTCCGGGCGAGATGATACATGGCATAGACGGCGGAGGAACGCTAGATATCGTCGTTACTGATAATACCGTTATCGACATGATCGAAACGTATAGGAGCGTGAAGCTCGATGTCGTCGGAGCGTTGGTTGACGGAGTAGTATCAGAGTTACAGGGGTTTACTCATACATGGGGAAGCGCAACGTGGGATGGCAAGAAAGCATCCTTTGCTTTTGAGAAGGACGAGAAGTTGACGATGACCTTTCCAGCTGTTATAATGGACGCAAGTATAAACCGTGGTAATGCTGGCGAGATGGCAGGGGCAGGGCTAAGGAGAGTGATGCGATGACATACGAGGACTTACTCCTTGTACCTTACAAGCGGGATGGCCGGGATGTGAACGGAATGGACTGCTACGGCCTTGTTATAGAATGCTGCCGGAGAGTTGGTAAAAATCTGCCTGACCTTGTGTGTGAAAACAATGCAGAGAATCTTCCGGCGTATATCCAGTCGCTTGGTGTTGTAGAGCTGATCAAACCTAAGAGGGATTGCGTTGCGCAATTCGAGCATGACGGGGAGCTGCACGTCGGGTACATGATCGACAAAAAGACCATAGTACATATGACGTACAAGGGTGTCCGAGTTGATCCGCTGTCACGGCTTAAAAATCCACGGTACTTCGAGGTGCTCGAATGATCGTATCAGTATGTCGAGATTTATCAGATAGAGTAATCTCGTGCAGCATAAGGCCGGGAAAACTCGTAGACATATATACCGAGCTACAGCTTGGTAATGCCGTTGCTCTTGTAAACGGGAAGCTTGCTCCGCCAGAATTGGAAGTTAAAGAAAGCGATATCGTATTTATACGACAAGTTCCCGGCGCAATAAGCGGCGGGGTGGCGTTATTCATCGCGGGTGCTCTCCTCATCGCGGGGGCTTCGTATGCCGGGTATCAAATTTACCAACAGAGAAAACAACTGTCGCAGTTACAGGAAGCGATGGACGAACTTGGTTCTGTTTCCGGTGCTGTTACAAATCTCCCATACCTTAAGGGCGCTAATAATGCGAAGGCCCTTGACAAGGCCGTGCCGTACATAATCGGGAAAAATTACATTGCTCCATATATTTTATCAAACGGCGAAATACGGTATAATACGATAACGACAAAGGACGGCAACAAGGATGTCGTTTACCGTTTAGTTCCATACCAAGTAGGGTACAACAATCTCGTATTGCGGACGGCATATGCAAACGGCAATGTAATCCATCAGTTTACCGGAGACGTCCCACAGGAAGGCACTATAGTTATCAATGCGCAAAGTAGGCTGGTTATATCTCAGTCAGGGCTTGATAGATTAACTGCGTACAGGTATGCGCGGATACTTTTAGAGCCAGGAGACAGACTCCTAAAGCTTGATGATCCACAGTATGCCCCCCTTGTCTATACGCTCCCGACGAACGCATGCCAGGCAACTGTCACGCTGGTATTTAATGGCCTGCTTAAGTATAGCAAAAAAGGTGCAGCACAAAGTCACTCGCTCGTGATCCATGCGTATTATTCCGACGACGGAGGGGCAACGTGGGCCGTATTCCCGGCTGACTTCGGTACGATCACGGCTAACACAAAAACACAGATGCGGGTAGAAAGGACGATTACATTCTACTATCCGGGTGTAAAAGATTTAACCGTCCCGATACAAATAAAAATCTCTTGCGCGTCAAACGCTTTTGACGGGTCCGCACTTGAAGATGTATATGTCCAGACTCTTGAGTCTCTACTTTACGATCCTGTCGCGTCTAAGGTAGCAAATGCGTTTGTTTCTCTACCGATACTCGATAAGGCGGTTGCAGATAAATCCTGCTTGGTTGGATATACCGCGATGGCGCGAAACTCGTCAGAGGAAGAAGCGTTTCAGAACTTTGCGCTGATCGTTGAGGGAGTAGCAAGCACATGGAACGGCACAGAATGGAGCGCAACAAAAGCGCCGACGAGCAACCCCGCCGCGTGGCTCATTGAGATACTTACTTCATCCGTTCATCCGCAATCGCAGATTGCTATCGCAGATATAGACCTTGATTCGTTCGGAGAGCTTTACGAATACTGCGAGGCAGAGGACATAAAGTTTGACAAGATATATTTGTCAGGCGAGCCGAAAGAGAACATCATACAGTCTATTTGCGATGTGTGCTACTCTACACTATACAAAAACATTGACGGGAAAATAGCTGTAGCAACCGACAAGCAGAAAGAAAATGCCATCGCTGTAATCAACACGCAAAACTGCTTCTCGTTCTCTAATAAAAAAGATTTGTCGCGCCCGGTTGATGGGTTAAGGGTGTCATTT